TTGGTGTCATTAAGCCGGCAATTACTTATGGCTGAAAAAAGTATGGCTACAGGGCATGACCGCTTTTCTGAGTATGGTGTAGCTGTTAAGGATACCAATGGAGCGCTTTTGCCTACGGGGCAAATTTTAGAGAATATCGCGGCTCGATATCAAACTCTTACGCCTGGAATAGAGCGAACACGGTTTGCTTATGCAATGTTCCGAGGAGATGCTCAAGCGATGATTCCATTTTTAGAAAAAGGTGCGAGTGGGCTTCAACAACTAAGGGAACAGGCTGATAAGTATGGAGCTGTGTTAAAAGATGCGAGTGCTATTAAATCTTATGCCGCTTCACAGAGGCAGTTAAATGGGGCTATTGAAGGGTTCAAAATGCAAGTAGGTAATGCGCTATTACCTGTTGTAACGGGTATATCTACTGCCATATCAAACCTTGTTAAAGCATTTAACTCCATGGATCCTGGTATACGTAATGCAATCATACAAATAACTGCTTTCGGTGGTGTTGCCTTGTCAGTTGTTGGAGGCATGGCTGCCCTTAGAACGGGCCTTGCGGCGATAGGGTTTGAAAAATTGGCAGGCATGATATCTTCATCACTAAATCCCTTGTCATTGCTTCAAACAGGTTTTACGGGGCTTGTTGGAAATCTTACGGATGCTACTATGGCTGTAACCAAATATATTTTTACTGGTGGTTTATTTACAACTATCAGCAATACTATGAACACTGTTATGGAAACCACTAAGGCTGTATTAACTGGCGTTAGGAGCGGTATTGTAATTACGTCTGCAGCTTTCCAAATTGGGGGAGTTAGGGGCATTGTAAGCTATATAGCTTCTTTAGTTAGCATGAATACGATAGTTACTGTTGCTAGAGGAGCCTTGATGCTTTTGTATGGTACAGTTGTCGCGGGAGTTGCTGTAGTCGCCGGGTTAGCCTTGGCGTGGACGACAAACTTTGGTAATATACAACAAGCTACAGCCGGTTTTTGTGATGGTATCAGCTACGGATTAAATACTTTTGCTAATGGCATAAAACAGTGGGCTATGGGTATAGCCAAGGTATTCTCATCATTAGCCCATGCTGTGGCAAATGCATTTAAAGGTGATTTTAGTGCAGCGTGGGAGTCCGTAAAAGGAATTGGCGATGGAATTGTCGATATGGCCAAAGGTATGGGTAATGCCTTTAAAGGGGTTGGGCAAGCCGCTTATGCTGCGCTATCTAATCCAGAAGGTGCTTGGAATTATATGAAAGCAGCTGGAGGAGCGATTTGGAAGGGTGTCAACAATATGATGACACCTGATTCTTTAGAATCAGATGGATCACGAAATAATTTTACTCCTAACTTAAGCCCTGGTAGTGGTACAAATGGTGGTGGAGAAAATGGGAATGGTGGTAAAGAGCAAAGTTCTTATGAATTAGCAAAACAGCAATATGAAGCTGAAGTTTCAATGGCTAATTTCTCTACTGATGAAAAGATTGCAAAGTATAAATATTATCTAGAAAAAGTCCAAAACGGAGAAAAGGAAAAGGCCGATTATTTAAAAGGGTTGCATGAGCTTGAGAATAGCCAGTTTGAGGAGTCGTTAAAAACACAAACCGATTCTCTAAAAGAGCAACTAGACCAGGGGGAAATTACGCAAGAAGATTATCTAAATGAAGAAATTAAACTAAAAGAAAAAGCGTTAAACCGATATCTTCAGCAGGAAATTGCTAACCGTAAAGCTGCTGATCAAGCAACAGGGGCACCGGTGAAATCAGATGATGCATATGCGACACAAGTTAAGGCGACCAAACAGTATCAGGATGCATTAAAAGGTGTATATGACGACGAAAAGAAAATAGGCAATTTGCAAGCAGATTTAGCCAAAAAAGAAAAAGAAATATTGGATCAATCTGCTAATAATGCTATTGAGGAAGAAGAAAAAAAATATCAGCGCATGTATGAGCTTGGACAAATTTCTAGTAGTCAATTATATGATCACCAAAAGCAGATTGAAAACAATCGAAATCAAGACGAGTTGGCCCGAATACAAAACGAAAATCAGATTAAAGAGGACCAGTGGAAGATTTTAGGGAATAAGTTCCAGGCATATTTAGATGCCAAAACTGGAACTGCAAGAAAACAGCTTTTAGATGAATTATTACTCAATACAAAAAATAAAGAGCAACTATTGGCTATTTGGAAGCAATTAGAGCAAAATTATAAGACGCATACAGACAAAATGAACAATATTAATTTGAAGGAAACTAAAGACAGCCCTCTTTCTCAAATTGCAGACAGCATGAAATCTTCAATGACAACCATGCTTTCCAGCGTTATGAAGGGCACTACGAGCATAAAAAACGCTTTTAAGACTATGGCTCAGTCAATCTATGGAACTATTGTCGATTTAATAGCTAAGCAAATGACCCAAGCAATTTTTAAGTCGTTAGATACCACTGTGGCTGCATCGAACGGTGCCGCAGCTTCAGCGTCGACTGGTATTCTAGGAATTTTAGAAAGCGTCGGTACTGCTTTATCTTCAATCCCATGGTATGGTTGGGTTGGCCTCGCTATATTAGCGGCTGTTTCAAGTGCTCAATCAAGCACGTCTAGTTCAACCAGCGAACGTTCGTCAAGTTCGTATTACCAATCCAGTTCGGTAAGTGGATTGCCATCTTACGATGTGGGCAGTTGGTCTTTGCCATCGGATACCATTGCGCAGGTGCATAAAGGAGAAATGATTGTTCCGGCTAAAGGCGGGTTTGCCGATTCTGTAAGGAGTATGATGTCTGGCGGATCAAATGGTATAAGCGGCGGCAGTAGCGCTCAAGTTAATCATTCGCCAACGTATAATATTTCAGCTATGGATTCAAAGGGCGTTGGTCGTGTGCTAAAAGATAATAGTCGGCAAGTTACCCAAAGTTTGTATAGAGTACAGCGTAGCATGGCTAGACAAAATGCGACGCGGTGGGGATTGACGTAAGAAAAAAGCCGCCTAATGGCGGCTTGACCGTTAATTCTGTATCGCTGTTAATATACCATTGGTAAAATACAAACAGTTGATTTTGTATTCACCGGTTTTATAAACCCATTGGTCCTGAGAGCCTTGTATGGTGGTTGTTGTATTAATGGCAGAAGGTGTACCCCATGACATTCTACACATATCTTTATTCATCCCTATGTGTACTTTTTCGGATTTGATTGCCCCCCATGCACTATCTGGCCAATCAGGGTGCTCAGTGAATGGATTAGTGAGACTATAATTATCGCTAAGTTGTTTATTATCATTCAGTAATGAGCCTGTTACTAGTGTACCATCATCTTTTTGAAGATTAACAATAAGAGTATAATCTTTTAAATCCGTATCTTTAATGTTATTTTCCACGGGAGCATCTTTAAAATTTTGAAGCCAAGTTGCTTCAATTTTGGCGGATACTACTTTTACATGGTCTAATGGATATAAATTCCATGTTCCGCCATTTACTACCCATAATTCTTTTCCTATAAAGTTATCATTGATAATTTTGTAGTCTTGTTTCTTTTCGGCTAATTTAGCATTGTTCTTATCATAATAAAAAGAATTAGCAAAGCACAGCATTGGAACCATTAGCAGTAAACAAAGTATTAATATAAATTTTTTCACATAACCACGCTCCTTTATGTGGTGAATTTCGACAAATGGGAAATAAATCCTGTCAGGCAGGTAATTATGAAAAATTTAGATGATATATGCTATAATATCATGTAGGTTGTCTGGGAACGGTTAGCCACACCCTTTTTGAAAGGGGGTGGTGCTTATGAGTACATATGAGGCGTTGTCTTTTGCAGTAGCATTTGCCACGTTGATTGTGTTAATCATAAAAAATAAATAACCGCTCCCCGTCCAAAGGCTGCGGTTATTTATTTAACCAAAACTTGGGCTAACCGTTTCCGGTTAGATAACCTATGGGGCTGGCGTCTCGCAAACGTCAGTCCTTTTTCTATATTGTATCAAATGTTCAAGTGGATTGCAAATTAAAGGAAAGGAAGGGATAGTTGTGGTTGAAGAAACACGCAGTCTTTCTTTAGAAGGTGGCCTATCACTGGATAATTTACATCCGAATAATAGTTTTTTTGAACGGCTTGAAATTGTAACGAAGGATGATGGAGTTCACTGCATTGCTGGTTCAATTTTAGAGGCCGCCGATAGTATTGGCATTGGTAAAGGCAAGCGAGTTCGCCTTGTTTTGGAAGAAATATAAAAGTGTGCAACCAAAAGATATTTATTTTAAGTAGTCTTTTCCAAATTCATTACCAGCATAAATACAATCCGTTCCAATGCAATTAGCTGCGGATTGGCAAGAACGGTGCCCAGGGGTTTTAATGGCTCCTTTTAACTCAACATAGTTTTGTCTAATAATCACATTACTATTAATTCTTGAACACTTATGTTTTTCAAATTCTACCGATTTAATTGACATTCATACCTCTTTGCTTTGGTTGCACAAGGTGTATTTTCGACAAGATTCCAAAAATTCCTATATTAGGCAGGTGATCAAATGAGTGATGCAGTATTTCCTTCCTTAAACGGTGTAGCATGGGATTGGACAAAGAAACCAGAGTTTGTTACCTTAAAACATGAATCGGCGTTAGGGATAGTCAAGTCATTATCTCTACGGCCTTATCCACGCTGGACGTTTACCCTATCCTATAGTTATTTACTAGATAAGTCCGCTTCTACGGATGATATTCAACAGATTGTCGGGTTCTATTTAAACCGGTATGGAAGTCATGACGATTTCCTTTATCAAGATCAGACCGATTATCAATGCACTAAGCAGATATTCGGAACGGGTGATGGCAGTACCACAACCTTTCAGTTATGCCGGAGCTACGGGGCTTTTATTGAACCGGTCGTTGGGCTGGCTGACGCACCAACGATCTATATAGGTAATACAGAAACAACAGCTTTTACCTGGACAACAAAAGGGAAAATTACGTTTACCTCTGCACCGGCTGCCAACACTAAGCTATATTGGTCCGGTGATTTTTATTACAGGTGTAGGTTCACAGAGGACGAAAGCGAATTTAAGGCGATTGCTTCCGGTATTTGGACAGCAGATACGCTGGAGTTTAAGTCGGTGCTGATATGAAAAGCTGTTCGTCTACCTTACTTACCCTACTCAATAACGCGTCGGGATTGTGCTTGGCAGAATTATTTGTTATAACCCTAACAAATGGTTCTGTCTTTCGTTTTACGTCGCTGCCTTACACCTTTAAATGCGGGGATTACAACTACACCTCCCTGCCGATTGACAGCGGGGAGTTAAAGCAGAGCTTAGGGACGTCCGTTGACGATTTTACGATGAAAGTCTACTATTCGGAAGAGGATACCTTAACTATTGGCAATGTTGATTTCACCATACCCAAGGCGCTCCGATCCGGCGCGTTCGATTATGCGGTTTGCGAATACTATCAGGTATTCATGGAAACGTGGGAGCTAGAATTATCCGAGGATTACCGGATATTATTATTTGCCGGCCGGATTGAAACCGAAACGGCAGGGCGCAGTGCGGCTGAATTAAAAGTCGAAGCGTTCACCAATATATTGACGACAAAAGCCCCGCCGAATGTGTATCAGGCGGGGTGTATTAGTTCCCTTTTTGGTTATTGCTGCGGATTGGATGAAGATGACTGGAGTAAGGCGGTTACCATCTTAACCGGTAGTACCAAAAGCATTCTCTATGTCAGCGTTGCCAAAGATGCCGGTTACTACAATAGCGGCTATGTGGAATTTACAAGCGGCGATAATTACGGGATTCAAAAAACAATTAAATCCCATACATACGATTCCAGTACCGGGATAGCCACTATAACATTAATGTGGAAACTAGACAGCACTCCTTCGGTGGGAGATAAGCTGAAATTAGTTCCCGGCTGTGATCACAGCATATCCACTTGTAAAAGTAAATTTAGTAATTATGATAATTACCGTGGAACCCCGTACATTCCGGTGTCAACAACAACAGGGTGATGAGGAGAGGTATATGGACGAGCTAGAAAAACAGCAAAGGCGGCAAATCATTGACGAAGCAATTTCTTGGCTGCGAACCCCATACCATTCGGAAGGAAGAGTAAAAGGCGGCGGTGTGGACTGCGGAATGTTTATTTTAGAGGTGTTTGAACGGTGCGGGTTAATTGAACATGTTGAAGTGCCGCACTATCCTTGCGACTGGCATCTTCATCGATCTGAACAAAAGTATTTAGGCTGGGTTCAGCAATATTGCCAAGAGGTAACGAAACGGGAGCCATTGCCGGGTGACATTATCCTATATCAGTATGGCCGCTGTATTAGCCACGGCGCTATCGTTGTTAACTACCCTAAGATAATCCATTCGTATATTGGCCTAGGCGTTATTTATGCCGATAATGAACAGGGTGAATTATTAAAACGGCAGAGGGCTATATATTCATACTGGCCGGAAAGTTAGGTGGTATAATTGGGTGGTAGCTCTACAGTACAAAATGGTACAAAATATGATTATCTTGACGTAACCACGTCAGCATTCGGCCAACCAATACCTATCGTGTATGGTACGCAGAAACTTAGCGGTAACTGTATTGATTACATAGATTTTACCGTTGTTACAACATCGGAAGATAGTGGCGGCAAGGGTGGATCGGTTACCACCGAATCCTATACTTATTATGTGGCGGCAGCTATTGGACTTTGTGAAGGAGAAATAAACGGTTTAGGCCGTGTATGGGATAGCAGTACAGCGTATAAGAAACACGCTATTAATTCGAATTGGTCACTTGACAGTACGACGTTAGCGGCGATAAATGCCTTATATTATGACTCGGACGGAAATGCTCTTTCATCAGAAAGTACATTGTCTGTTTTTTATGGTACCAAGAGTCAGTCTGCATGGTCATACATGACAAGCAAGCATTCCGCGCATGCGCTTACTTACCCCTATTTAGCCTATGTGGCTGGATATCTTAGCCTTGGGTCATCAAATTATCTTACCTCTTATGGCTTTGAAGTCTTCGGTAAGCATATTTATGGTTCCGGTAATCTCGATTGCGAGCCTTATTACATTGTAATGGGGCTACTAACAGATGATGTGTATGGTGTTGATTATCCTACGGCGTATATTGGTGATCTGACTACCTGGAAGACCTATTGCTTAGCAATGGGTTTGTTTTTATCTGCAGCATTAGATAGTCAGACCAGTATTTCCGATACCTTCAATGATATTATGACGGCGACAAACAGCCAATTCGTTAATAGCCAGGGCTCTTTGAAAGTGGTCCCTTATGGTACTTCGGAGGTAACCGGAAATGGGGTGACTTATACTCCTGACATAGACGCGTTATATTCTCTTACTGATCAGGATTATATTTATGAAGATGGTGATGATCCGGTTCAGATGAGCCGGGATGAAACCAGTGATATATATAATTTTCAGCAGGTGACGTTTAAAAACCGTTCCGATGAATATGCCGATGATGTGGTTAGTGCCGAAGATTTGGCCAGTATAAACCAGGTCGGTCTTAAGAAAAACGATTCCACCTCGCTTGATTGTATTTGTACGGAGTCTGTTGCCGTGGTTGCGGTTCAACATATATTAGAGCGCAGCCTATACCATCGAAATCAATATACTGTTAAATTGCCATACTTCCCATTTTTCTTATTGGATCCCATGGATCTAATAGAAATTACTGATGAGGTTTTGGGGCTGGAAAGTGAGCTTGTAAGGGTTATAAGTGTTGACATTGATTCGGACAAATACGTTACCCTGGAAGTGGAAGAAGTCGGGATTACCGGAACAGGTACGGTTGAGTATACCCGGCAGTCACCGGTTAGGGCGTCTTCCAACACGGCAGTATCACCTGGAAGCGTTAACACACCAGTCATTTTTGAACCACCCAGTGAATTGGGAGATGGGTATGAGGTTTGGGCCGGGGTAAGCGGCGCTAGTGAAAACTGGGGCGGCTGTTATGTGTATGTTTCTTCTGATGGCGACACATATAAAAAGGTAGGAGAAATTACTTCAAAAGCAAGGCAGGGCGTTTTAACGGCGGCTCTGGCCAGCGGCGAAGATCCGGATACGACCAATACACTGAAAGTCAGCCTAGTGGAGAGCTTGGGCGAATTAGCCAGCGGTACGCAGGATGATGCTGACGACTATAATACGCTTTGCTATGTAGACGGGGAATTGATTTCCTACGAGACGGCAGCCCTGACCGATACCAATAAATATACTTTATCGTATTTGCGGCGCGGGGTATATGGCACAACCATTGCGGAACATGCAAGTGGATCTGATTTTCTGAGAATCGATTCCGATCGATTTTTCCAGTATGAATTTACGGAAGCGGATATAGGGAAAACCGTCTATCTTAAATTTTGCTCCTACAATATTTTTGGGGTCAAAGTGGAAGATTTGGCGGACGTAACCGAATACACCTATACCATTACCGGTTCGGCAATGTATTCCGCTTTGGATGATGTAGAAAACTTATCGATTTCTTATTCTAATAATACCGCAGTTCTTTCTTGGGATGCCGTTACTGATTTTAGAAGCCCGATATATTATGAAATTCGTAAAGGGGATGAATTAGGTAGTGCCCAGGTGCTGGGGAGAGTAAGCGCGACAAGCTATACCCTACAATCTACCGGAACGTATTGGATTGCGGCGGTATTTCAGAAAACGTATAACGGGAAGACCTATATTGCCTATTCTGCTAATTGGGAAGAAATAGAGTGCGCACTTGCCACGATTGCAACTAATGAAATATCAAGTATTGATGAAGCTGGAACGGACTGGTCCGGCACATGTTCAGGCGGGGCCGAAATCAAAGACAATATTCTTTGCCTTGGTTCAGCGGAACTTGTTGACGATATAACCGTTGACGTCGATACCATTGATGACTGGGACGAATACGGCGGGATTTCAACGAGTGGGCTTTACACGATACCAAGCGATCATATTTTCCATGTGGATGAAGACCAAGCGGTTACGCTTACTGCATCGTACGATGTTTCTGTTGTTCTGGTGAACGGTAAATTTGATGATATTACAAATGTGGATGCCTTGACG